AGGTGATGTGCTACTTTCTAAGAATAAAGAGTTAGTTAAATTAAACTCTGTATATAATCCTGTGTTAACATCCTTCACATAAACACCGAAACTATCTTGGTCAATATTAAGAGGGTTATTAGTAATATTATCCTTTACCAAGACTGTAAATGTTTCAAAAACTTCACCAGTAGCGCCTTGAGCTGGATATTCTACTAAAGGGCCTTGATATAATAAATTTTCTGAAGAAAGAGTTGTTAGGTCTTCAACTTGACCTGTTATTTTATTAAATGTGGTGTCTTTAATAAAAGAATAAACAATACCATTTACACTAAAGTATGAATATCTTGGTATAGTGTATATACCGGCTGGTAAGTTTTCATTACCTGTAGCATTAAAAGAGAGTAAAGAGGTTTTGAAACCTGTTGGCTTATAATTAATAAGCTTAACCAATCTATTCATGTTTTCATAAATAGTGGTTTCATTAAACATTGATTGGCTACTTGTTGAGTTAAGATAGAAAAGTAGATAATGGTATGATAATGCAATAATATCAGTAATAGCACTAATATTACTACCTTCAAAGTTTTGATCAGTGAATACACCTCCTTGATTCAATCTATCACGGATAAGCTGTTTTAAAGTTAATGCATCAAATGATGCGTAACTGTTTTTATCTAATGTAAAATCTGTAAATGTATTGGCCATGGTTAGTTATTGAAATAAAATCCTGCTTTATCTAATACACCAACAATCTTTACTTGTTGTGTACTGAATCTAGGCACTGTAATTGAAAGTTCAATTGAGTATTGATTGTTTTCTGGATCAGGCACAACATTAACGTTAAGAACATTCACTCTTGGTTCAAATCTTTTAATACCTTCATATATCGCCGTACCCACAGCACGTGCTCTATCATTGGTAACTGCCATGAACAACATATCACCGAAACCTATACCAAAAACTGGATTTAATGGTTTTTGACCTGGTCTTGTGGTAATAATGCTTGTAATACTATTATAAATTGCACCTAAATTTGTATCTGCTTGTACATCCAATATTTGTTGGTTTTTATATAACTGGTCGTTAAAGGTATAACCAGTTTCAAGATCTAAATGAAGATCTGAATAAACATTGGCGTTATTTCTAAAGGAATTAACGTTAGATAAGATATCTAAATTAATACTTGGCATTATTATTATTTAAACCAAAAATAGAAATATACAAAGAGAGCTTAAATAATAATATTATGTCAAACAAGTTTTTAACATTAGTAGAAAACAGCATTGCTAGATATAGCAACGGAGGTTTATTAGTTGGCGATGTAGTTAAGTTTGTAAAAAACTACAAGAGTAAAGATTCATATAAGTCATTGAGTGACGATGTAAAAGACTTCATTGATAACTTCATTAAGACTGATAAAAACTTAAGAGTTGTTGACATAAAGACAATGTTTCCATCCAGTGCACCTGGTGATAACACAAACAGAGGTAATGCATTTTCAGTTGAGTTAGCTATTGAATTAGCTCCTGGCAGTTATGATTTACAAAACAAGGTAACAGTACCATCAAACATTTTAACTACTGCTAATACCTACTCAAACTTACCTGACATTCCAGATAGTTTAAGAAAGAAAGAAAAGATCAACCATAAGCCAGTAGCACCTGAAGAAGCAGAAGAGTCACCTTATAACCCATATCTTCAAACTTTAATGTCACAAGATGGCAACAATTTACGTAGATCAGAAACAAAACTTTTAAACAAGAATGTTGCTATACCAGCAATGCCTGCAACAGGTGATAAGGTACCTGAAGTTAAAGGTTTTAATAGTGCGTACAAACCACTACCAACCGAAATTAAATAAGTTTCTCTAACTGACAGAAACACGCAAAAGCGTTAATTTCTTTATCTACTACAAACACATCTCTATAGAGATGTTCGCTAATTATAATAATAGCTTGTTTAGTCTTTTCCTCATCTATATCGGAACTAACGAGGAAATTCATATAACTCTTTAATAGGTTACCGTAATCACCTTGGAACTCACTTTCATTTTCAATTAAAAACTTCCTTAACTCGATACTCTTATCTTGTTTAAGGAACTTATGAATCTTATCCACTAATTCGTTCCTATCTACAGTTTCTTTTACTGATAAAGTTCCTGTAACACAATATTTTTGAATAGTGTTAATAATTTTACGTATGTCTGGAAAGCTATCTTTGATAATTCTAGCTAGCCCAGTTTTTTGCTCAGAAGGTATTTTAATTTTTTCAGCTTTTAAGATAAACAATACTCGTGCTGTTACATCATGAATGTCTGGGTTAAGATCAAAGTATTGTGTTCTACTTTGAATAGCTGGAATAATTTTATGTTTATAATTAGCGGTTAAGATAAACCTAGTATAACCGCTGTATTCCTCCATTGTATTACGTAAAGCTCTTTGACCATCAATGGTGATGCCGTCAGCTTCATCTAAGATAACTACTTTAACTTTACCATCGAGACTTTTAGTTTGTGAAAAATTACTTACCTTTGTTCTAATGGTATCAATACCGTTTTCATCAGAAGCATTGATATATAGATACTGACACTTCAAGATGTCTTGTACGATAATACGTGCTATAGTCGTCTTACCAATACCTGGTGTACCAACAAACAGCAAGTTTGGAATTTCGTCCTTAATATTTTCAAAATACTCTCGATTTTCTTTGGACAATACCATATCAACCAACTTAATTGGTCGATACTTTTCTACGTAAAGATTGTTAAACATGTATTAATAATATAACATTACCCAGAAGATCCAAAACCTTTTTCACCACGTTTTGTTTCCGATACTTCATCAGCCCAATTTACATTAGCTTGTATAAGAGGGTAAAGAATAAGCTGAGCAATCTTATCACCAGGTGCAAATACTTGATCTTCAATACCGAAATTATAAAGCTTTATACCCATGTCGCCTCTATACGGGTTATCAATAATACCGAAGTGTGGAAAAACGTGCTTTTTAAATCCTACACCTGATCGCCCTTCAACTCGAAACCAATAACCGGGTGTAATATATGCCAATTTAAGACCTACAGGAACTACTCCATATCCTTTAGCTGGAATACGTGCTTCTTCAACCGCGGTAATATCTAAACCAGAATCTCCAGTATATGGATCGGCGTGATTGTACTTTGGCAATACTGCTAACTCATGCGTTTTTACAAATTTAATATCTACAGGAAACATAACTCATTATATCCACGTAACACTTTAAATCAACTTACTAGTGCATAAGTATTATTAATGTCAGATACAAATGATTCAATAAGTGATGCAGTCGACCAATTAGTTAATCAACTGCAGTCACAGAATATGCCTCCAGCAAACGTTAAGAGTGATATTAAAAAAGAGGATTTGGAAAGCTTTTTGCTTCAATATTCAAGCCAACTAATTAAAGGGTCGGTTGAGTTTGTAGAGGACTTGAAACAGTATATAGTTTCAGCACCTACTGCTGAGGATGTTACTGCTATGGCAACACTTGTAAATTCGTCTGCTAATGCAATCGAAACTTTAAACAAGTTAATGATTACAAATAAAAACATTGATGCTAAGTTTAAGTTGAAACAGATGGATATTGATAGTAAAAAAGAACTTCAAGAAAAACAAATTGAAGGTAGAATGTTAATGAATAGAGAAGAACTTTTAAAACATCTTATAGAAGATTCGAAGATAGTAAATGTTGAAGTCTCTGACGCTCAAACACATGAACAATCTTTATAAGAATTATAAACCTTTGGTAAGGAGTTATTTTCGAAAATATTAAATGTTGGGGTATTTGGCGTTCCAAAACCTAGAACATCTTTCGAAGAAACTTGAACATTAGTTAAAGGATTCTTCAAAATATCTACTTGTGATTGTAAACCTTCTAAATTCGTAATGGTGTATTTAGATAGAATAGAGTAATTATTTACGTCTTTACTTTTCGGGTTTAATCCTTTAAAGAATAAAATAAATCCACTTATAACACCTAAAACAACATTTATTGTGTTTAAAAAGTTTTGCTGATTTTGTAATGCTCTACCGTAATATAAAACATCAGTGATAAGGTTTGTTTCGTGAGATGTTTTAGCAGTATTATCATTTAAATCACCTTCTTGTAATCCAACAAGATTTAGTTTTAGTAAACTATCACCATAATAACTAAAACTTTTGTTTATTTTCATTTCATCTCTTGAAATCTTTTTATTTAAAGTGGGTGGTATGTTTGTCTGTAAAATAAATTGTTGGTTAAAAACATCAAAATATGGGTTAACATTATTATCGACTATTGACTGAATGTCTGTTATTACCCCTATATCGTCAGAAAATGGTTTGAAAAAATTGTTATCTTTGATATAAGTGTCTACAACTTTTTTATACTCATCGGTTAAAGAAAGATACTTTTCAACGAAAAACATTTTAAATATATTATCCATTTCTTTAGTACCTTGAGGAACTACTTCGCCGTTGGTTACGGTGAAATCTTCTACAGTAAAATTGGTATTGTTAAGTTCATTATATAATGAACCAAATGATGATAATGTGTTGGTTGTTACTAAACTTTCAGTAAATTTAATATTTTGATTTAACTCTGCTAAGTAACCACCTATAGCTGTTAACAGGTTATTACTCTTTAGATAAAAATCTAAACTTGTATTCTGTATAATGCTTACGTACTGTGGTAATAAAGTGGTTTTACTCATGGTATGTTCTCATTTATTTTTGGATCTGTATAATGATATGTTTTAATAGCTATAATTTTATTATTATACGTATCATCATTTACAAAAATATGTTCTACTGAAACTATAAAATATAGTCCTAAAAACTTATTATCAAAATCATTATCAATGTAATTACCTGTTCTATCTATACTAATAAATCTACCTGCTTGTCTTTGAAACCCTCCTTGTACAATTAATTCTACGCCTATGTTAAGTTTTAATGCATTTTTTAAAATTTCATTTCTACCTAC